ATCTATCAGCTTCATCTAAAGCGCCGTTAGCTATAGAAGAAGTTTCTCCTAAAGCTTTGATGTTAGTATTAGCTATAAAGAATGCAGCTGATCCTGTTTTTCCAACTGAAACAGTTGCTGTAGTACCTTGGTTACTTACTACTGCAACTCTAATTGTAGTTGTAAGTAGTTGTGAGTTTTTTGGTATTACACCTACGTTGTAAGTAGTTGTTCCAGCTGCTACTGCTGCATCAATCATAATTGATTGAGACATTACAACTTGACCAACGTTTGCAACGTTATCACCAAGTGTTGTACCTGTAGTGTTTGAAATCGTTCCCGCTCTTATCGGTCCCGAAAAAGTAGTATTTGCCATATTAATATCCTCCTAGATATCTGAATACTGTCCCTAGGGTTGTCGACTATACGCGTCAGCATTCATCGTTTATTAAATGTATAGTGATTAATTTATACACTAGTTTTTAATAGAGCGCAAGAGAGCCTACGGTATATGTGTGATTTTTAAATGTAGCTTTTAATTAAGTAGCTACAGAAACTTCTGGAGCAGAACCTTCAACATTGTTCTGTCTGTGGGCAATTGCTGCTTCTTCCAGCTTGATCTTTGTGATGATCTCTTTTACTTTGTCATCAATTCTGACCATTTCAAGAGTATATCTGTTATTATCCAGATGCTCCTGTTCCCACTTCAACTCCAAGGACCTTTTTGCTTTGTATAGGTCTTGTATCATAAGTAACCTCCTCATAGGTTATTCTGTTTAACGGAGAAAACATTCCCGTTCTTTCCCAGATAATATCATTTTGTCCTAGTTTGTCAACTATTGCTTTTTCCAATGAGGTTGGATTGTCATCAGACTCCACTTCAAATTTTCCGTGGTAGTCGTAAGCCCATATATTTACTAGGAATTTCTTCATTTTTTCACCTTATTTAATAAAAAGGGCCGAATTGTGTTCGGCCCTTTTAAAATTATTGATTATGTTGCGTTTGAACCAAAGATACCTCTTGGATCAGAAAATCCAAATACATATCTTTCTCTCGCTTTGTATCTAACATTACCAGTATCGAAATCACCTTCCATAGAAGTTTTGATAGGTGATCTGCTGAAGTGTTTTAGACCATTAGGCACATCAGTTTTAATGAAGAATTTCTTCGCAGCAGTTAAGTAGTTGTTCACTACATATCCACCAGAGATCATTCCCATATTTCTGATTGCGTTAATGTCGTTATCAGCAGTGCCTGTTCTACCAGCAGAATTCATAAGTCTGTCAGCAGTAAATTGAAGCGCTGAAGGAATTACTAATTTAACTCCTGTTGCTGCAATTTTTAGGCCTCTTTCATCAGTAATAGCCGCGATGTCAATCAAAGACTGTTCTAATGAAGTTTCGTTCAACTCTGCAGGTGTTTGCAATTGGTTTGCAAAAGTACCAGCCATAGTTGGGTGATTAACAATTGCACCACCAGCTCCGTTACCACAAAGAGATACACCGTCACCGCCAGCAAAAGTTACGTCGAATGCATTGTTTAATACAGCCGCTCCTTTGATGTTTTTAGTTGACGCCATAGATCTTGCTAACGCTTTTGTATATCTAGACGCAAGTCTGTCATACAAGTTATCTTCGATAGCTTCTTCTGTGATCGCGAATGCTAATGCAATCGTTTCGTTAGTGTAACGAGCTGTGAAAGTTTCTTGTGCATCGTCAAAAGTTACACCCTGTCCTTCAGGTTTAACGTTTGCATTTGCGAAACCAGCTAACATCACTTCTTCTTCAAAAGCTCTGTCAGATGATTCTGTTTCGAAAATTTCAGACCATTGCTCGCCGTATTGTTTGTATTCTAATCCGAATAAAGCATTCAGACCAGGCTCTAGTTCTTTAACTAGTTGTGCTCTTGATATAGCCATAGTTATTTATCTCCTTATTCTAGATTAAGCGTATAAACCAGCGCCGCCAGCGATCGCAACAATAACATTTCCACCAGCTGCGGTGAAATCTTTATTTTCTGGATCATTGCCGTAAGCAACTAATTTAAACATTGCCGTTGTAGCAGCTGAACCAATATCTAAAGTAGTAATTGATTGACCACTTTTGTTATCAGTTGCAGTGTAGTTATTTACGTTGAAGTTGTTTGCTCCACCAATTAAGGTTTGTGCAACAGCTGCATCCGCTTTCACTTCATATTGCTGAAACGGGTTGTTGATTATAAACGCTTCAATTTCATTTGAACCGTTATTGTAGTTTACTGATGTAGTTTGACCTGCAACAATGTTATTGCTGAAAGTAGGTTTTCCTGATGCATCTATAAAAAATGCGCCATTGAACACACCAGTTAATAATGCGTCTGCATTATTAGCCCAGCCTGTTCCGCCTGTTCCACCATCATCTGTAACTGTAAACGCTGCGTCTTGTTGGTAACCTTGATTGCCTGCATCTTGTGTAGACATAGGATCACCTTTGTTGACTGCAACGCCTGGTGCTGTTTGGATTCTGTATTCCGCTTGACCAGATGTAGCTGGAGTTTGTCCAACTGTATTGATCGCTCGAAGTCCAAATCCTACTGTACTTGCGTTTGCCATAGTTTTTTTCCTTGTTATGTACTAACCCACATGGGTCAATACGGATTTATTTTATTTTTGTTGGATAGGAATTACTAAATAATTAGTCTTTCTTTGTACCACCAAAAGTTACACGAGTATTAGATTCTCTAGAGAATTTCATACTTGGGTGCTGTTCCTTCATAAGATCGTTATTAATTGCTTCTTCTTTATCAGCAGTTTGCTTATTGTAATAAGCATCCATTTGAAGTGCAATCTCTTCAGGTATCCTAGCCAGCAATAGGCCTCCTACTCCGATGATCCCTGCGTATTTGCCGTCTGTTTCAACTGGGTAATTTGAATCTGGATATTCCTCGGATCTAACCAATTCGAATCCTGATCTCAATTGAGCTGCTATGTTTTTTGTATCTTGAAAACCCATAGTTTCTGCTCTTAACCATTGATGACGATAACCGTCTGGCGCAGGCGGTGCATCTAGTGGTGAGGGTGGAGCCCAAGTTGTAGGTTTCTTTTCCTTATCTCTTGTTTGGCTCGCACGAGAAGTTTTTATTTTTTCATTTTCCATATGCTTATGCTCCTTCCGTGATGTTTAATTGTTTCGCATACTCTTCGAGTGGCACACCTAATCTTTTAGCAATTGCTACCTGTGAAGGTGTGAGCTTGACAGTTTTTTTGCGTCCCGTTGAGGCCGAACGTTTAGCCGAGGCTACATTTTGAACCGGTTTGGCTCTTTCTGTAGTATTGCCTTCTATCTTATCAAATTTATGCGGAAATTCAACTCTTATTCTTGAATCAATTTCAGCATAATATTCGTCAGATTTAGGGTCATAACCTTCTTCTTCTACAAGCTTTTTATGTATATCAAAAGCCGTATAAGTCATAGCAGAATCACTACCAAACCATACATTTTTAGATGCCCAGTCTTCTGCCCTAGGGTCTGTGACTGTTGGTTGTATAGTTCTTTGAGGTGTAATATTTATCTCTTTTTGTTGTTTAGGTTCTTCTGCTGTTGTTTTTAGATTATTTAATCGTGCAGCGTCCATCGTTAAACTTGCAATCTGTTCTTGTGCTTTAACTTGACCATCTACATCTTGGGCTTCAATAGCAGTTTTAAGTGCTTGTTTAGCTGCACTCAAATTACTTTTTACTCTGCTTTCAAATTCAGAAACATAAGATTTATCTAATTTAGATAATCTAGTTTCAGTTTCTTCTTTTTGTTTATTGACAGCTTCAGCAAAAGCAATAGCTTCTTCTTTTTGCCTTTCTGCTTCTCTCATTTTACGAGTAAGTTTAGCAATTCTTTTTTGAACTCCATCACTATATTCTTTTAACTCGTCTTTATTTTCTTCAGATTTAACTTTTATTTTTGTTTCGTTTTCAAAAGTTTTATCTTCTACAGGTTGCTCTTCAACTTTTTCAACCTCTATTTTTTCTTCTACAGGTGATTCAATTTTTTCTGGTTCACCTTTATCATCTAAATTAATTTCAGCTCCTACTGTTTCACCTACGTCAATTAGATCATCTACTTTTTGTTGGTCTTGTGCTTCTGGCATAGTTCCCTTCCTATGTTTATATTAAATGAAGAATCGATTCAGGATCTTTAATAGTTCCTAGAACTTCATCATCGTTAAGTATTCGCACTTCTCCACCTTCAATTGGTAATCGTGAACCCGCGTAACGAGCAAAAATTACCCAATCTCCTTTTTTACACCAAGGCTCACCAAATTTATCTTTGTCCTTGTATGCTAAATCTCCCATCTTTAAAACATAACCACAAGTGGTTGCTATTCTAGCTTTGTCTAAAGATTCTTGAGAAAATAAAATTCCACCTTTAGTTTTTTCTCTAGGTGTAAAAGGTAAAACTAAAAGTCTGTAACCAGAAGGTTCTGGTAATTCATCTACAGTTTCAGTTCCTATGTTATCTGGATGTAGAGGTTCTTTTGTTTCACCTATGTTATAAGATTTTTCTTCGTTATATTTGTCTTGAAGTCCTAATTTAATTTTTGGAACTTCCTTGTCCGTTTCCGATGTCGATAACGTTTCCTTGCTCATCTTGTTGCTCCTTCGGTTTTAGCAGGTTAGAGATTTCCTGTAATATTATTTGATAGGCTTGTGCCTGACCCAATAAATACTTGTATTTTTCCATGTTGTCAACCCCACCTGTAATCATAGCATCTCCTATTTGTTGTAAAGTAACATCAATTCTTCTTCTTAACTTTTCTACTATCATTAAATCGTCCATCTTCTCTCCTATAATTTAAATTGTTGCAAAACTTTTATTTTCTCTTCAGAAGCTGCAATTTTTTCGATTAATTTATCTACTTCATCTATATGTTGAGGATGCTCTCCAATACCTACAGAATTTTCCAAGTAAATTTTAAGTGTAGCATCAGCTTCTAGAATT